TCGTATCTTTTAATTTTTGTTCACTTATAAATAAAACGTAATTTGCCATTATTTTACTACTTTGTCATTAATATTTCCTGCCTCCATTTCTGCTGAATTTTTAGGTGGTACACCTGCGTCTTGAGGCACATAACCTTTGTTTCTTGGATAATAATTTTTCAACTCTTTTGGAAGATAATCACCTTTTTTATATTCTTTACCATTTATAGTTATTTTTCTTGGTGCTTTTTTAAGTACATACAATCTCCTTAACCAGTAGTGTCTGCAATTATACGAACCTTTGTATCTAAATACATTGTAAATTCCGAACTCAGGATTTGCTGTTGTCATTGCTGTAATATCTTCACGAGTAAATAAACTAGTATATTCGTTATTCATCATATGTCTGCAAAAGTCTCTTGTTGTTTCTTTTGGTGCACCGCCTCTATATACATATCTTATTTTAAATAATGATTTGTCTTTATTTGATTTGCCTGCTTTTCCAGTTGGATTTATTACACCTGTATTTGCTGCAAACTCATAGTTATGGTTTTCATCTTCAGCTTGCTCTTCATCTAATAAATTGTAATCATCTATCAAATCATACTCATCTTCTTTTGTAAGATTTTTAATATAATTTATAATTTCTTCTGATGTTGGTGTTTCTTCTTTACTTAGTTTCTCATATCTGTCACATTCCTTTTCACATTCTTTGCTAGGGTTTTCACAGTCACACTTTTGTAATTCTGTAATCTGGTCATGGTTTTCACAAGGCATATAGTATGTTTTGCCATCTTGTGTGTGTTCATGGTAACCTTTACAACCTATTCTTAACGCTTCTTCTTCTGCTTCTTCTATAGTGTCGTATAATGGTAATTCTTTACCGTCTGTAATCATACTACCTACCTTAGCAAAGTCATCTTTACTTAGTTCTACACCTTCTTCTAATGGTGGTAATCCTAGTTCTTCACGTATTTCGCTAGTCGTCATAACCTCTTTCATGTCTTCTATAGTAAATCTTGTAGTGATTGGTTTACCTTGAACAAACTCTAATGGTAGGTTCATATCGTTTACTTCAAATAACTTGCTTAAACAGCTTAATATGTTCTTCTGATAAGGTTTTACGACTGTATTTAGATACATTTCGTAAGCTTGGTTCATTTCGTCTGCATTATTACCGATTCCAGTATTGTTTTTGATGCCAAAAAGCATTGGTGACGTAATTCTATGACCCGTAAGTATGTTTTGTGTTAAAAGTTCTTGGAGTGCCAAATATTGTTTATCTGCGTCACTTACAGATATAGGTATTATTTCTGGTGTTCTATTTTTATCGTCACTAAAAGTAAGTACAAATTTACCTGCGTTACTTGAACCTGTGAATTTATCTTTTATACTGTTTTCTATTTCTCTACGTTCTTCAAATGTCGGTACTCCATTACTGAAATTAATAAAGTAAGACCCTGCAAAACCGTTTTCTATATTAGCTAAATGAAATTCTGCTACTTTTTGATCTACTAAACACCAATTACAAGCCGCTGCATAGTCTGGTGTTTTATATAGTTGCATGTTAGGACTGTACATACCGTCATATATAATAGCGTTAGGGTTTGTTCTATCTGTTAAACTAAACGCTGGTACTGCTTGTGGTTTGTGTTTTCTTGGTTGTTTCCAATCAGCACTTATATAGTATTCTTTAACCCTACCTGTTACGTCTGGTTTGCCCATTCTAATGCGTTCTACTGGTATATGATACAATTCTGATATAGAGGTACGATCCTTTGACCATACCACGTTTAAAGCGTACGCCCCTTGTAATTTAAAGTCAAAAGATAGTTTTTTAACTATGTCGTGTAAACTTTCACCTTTACTATTTGCATGTGCTAAAAACTTTTTTAATTTAACGTATGCATTTAAGTTGTCGCCTTCTTCTACTGTTAAACCCTCACCTGCAATCATGTCGCTTGTAGTATTTACTATCGCCGCATGTGTCGAGCTGTTGTAGTAAAGATCAATTAAAAATTGTGGGTATAAATTACGATAGTCTTCTGTACCGTATTCTATATAGTCTTTACCCATTACTTCACGTATTAATGGTGACACCTGTGTATCTAAGTTTACATTTAACAAACGCTGTTTTGTGTTGTTAATATTGTCTTGTACTTTTAACTTCTTTTTTTTCATAGTTATAATTTATCTAAATATGTATCTAGCTTTGTACGCTCGTCTGCAGTTAGTACACGATCACACCATACTACTTCTTTAATAATACCGTCAAAAAGTCCACCGATTGCGTCTAGTACAAAATCACCTGACACAGCCCCTGTTTCGTAACTCCCGCTAGTTATTTTAGTTAAAGATGAACCGTCACGATATGCAGTAACGACATTACTACCATCACGTTCAAAGCCAAAATTATAAAAAGTATCTAGTGATTGTGTACTTTGTGTAAATCCTATTTTTGTACTGTTATTTATTTTTGCACGTATTTCTGTAGTAGATTGAGCCCTAAAAAAATCTTCACCTGTAGCGTCACTATCATATACAAATAGATCATTACCACCTGAAGAAATTGTAGAAAGCGAACATCTCATATATAATGCAAATTGACCTGAAAAGGTTAAATTTTTAGAACCATCTGTAGCTAAATACATACGACTATTTGTACTGTCTAAACTTTCTACACCACCTGTAGCACTATCATAATCAAAATAATTACTACTCGCTAGCATGTGGTT